TAAGCGTCCAAATGTTGTTCAACAAGAAAAAACTGGAGGATTACCAACAACATCTACAGTTCGTAATTTAATTAAAGAAGGTAATGTTGATCCAAAAGAGTGGGAATTTTATGAATTAGAACTTGCAGAAGTCATTGAGGTCATATTACGAGAGGAACAACTTCCTGAATTAGAAGATGGTAGTGGAAAGGATTGGAGTAAACTTGGAACTATAAAACCAAGAAAACTAATAAGTCAAGAGAACCACCATATTAATTCACTTAGTTTTATTCCACCATTAGACCCAAGTGAGCATAGATGGCCCATAAGAGGTGAATATGTTATTATAGTAACATTTAATGGCCAAGATTATTATGTCAATAGAGTAGATTTATTTGGTAATCCCAATACAGCAGTTAATCCTGGTAGAAGTGGAACACGACCAGAAGAATTAGAAGAAGAAGATTTTATTTATGAACACTTTGAGATAGATGAAGATATTAGAAGATTATGGCCATATCAAGGTGATAATGTTTTACAGGGTAGATGGGGAAATTCAATTAGATTGGGAAGTCATATTATACCAAAATCACACGGAGATGATGAGGGTAAGCCTGATTCACCAAATATTTTAATGAGAGTTGGTCAATTAGTTGACGCAGATGCATTTGGTAAATCTTCAGTTGTACAAAATTTAAAAAATACACCTAAGAAACCAGTAGAAGAAGATATAAATGCAGATGGTTCTTCTATATGGATGACATCAGACCAATCTGTAAAACTTGATATTACAAATACAAATGCATTAAATCATGAATATATGTCAACTCAACAAGAAGATGACCAACCAAAAAATGGTGGAAAACAAATTACAATTAATAGTGATAGGATTACATTTAATACTAAACAAGGTAAAATACTTGGATTTAGTCATGATGGTATAGGATTTTCT